TATACTAATAGAGTAGGTACTGGTGCTCCAGGATTTACCAATGGCTTGGCTATTGGCACTGGTACTAGCATTAAGTCTCCTGCTACAAATACTCTGATATTTGATACTAACAGTACAGAAAGAGTTCGTATAACTTCTGCTGGTCTGGTTGGTCTAAATCAAACCACACCACAAACCACATTTCATAGCACCGGAACTACTAACGGACAACAAGCAACATTTGGTGTTTCGAGTTCTGGTTTAAAAATATCAACATTCCAGAAAACAGATAACGATGCGGGTGTAATTCTTGACGCACAGCAATCAAGTAATGGCACACTAACATTTGCTACATCAGGAACAGAAAGAGTTCGTATCGATAGCTCGGGTAGGTTGTTGGTTGGTGAAACTACATCATCTGGAAGCGAAAATATTAATTGTTCAGGTAGTTCTACTGGAGCAACTGGTCTATTCATTCACAACAAAAACGGAGCCACCGATTCAAGTGCAAATTTATGGTTTGGTAACTGGTCAGGATCAACTGCAGCAGCTCCTCAGGCTCGCCTTCAAGCAATAAACACAAACACCAATAATGCTTCAACAGCTCTAGCTTTCTCGGTATACAACGGAACTAGTATACTCGAGCGGATGCGTATAACTTCTGCTGGTCTGGTTGGTATCGGAACTGATACTCCGTCAGATAATCTACAAATAACAAACTCTAGTGGTGGTGGTTCTATATACTTGGGTATTGGTAATAAGGATGACCAATACCAATATATAAATTTTGGTGGTAATGCAGCTGGTCAATCAGCGTGGCAAATAGGAAGAGCTCCTGCAAATGGCGGAATAGCTGGTACTGCAAATGGATTTTATCTTTATAATCTTGATACATCAGCATTAGCTGTTGGTATCAATAGCACTAACCAGTTGATTACTGCTCCTTCGGGAATGGTAATGAGAAGTGGTTTTTATGACACAGGATATGGAAGTAATGCAAGAACACAAACCAATTCACAATCATGGGTAACCGTTAATATTAACGGAACAGGTCAGGTAGGACATAATATAGGTAAAGCTGCTGATGACGTACTTACATTTAATAAAGTAAGTAGTAATAGTCATCTGAATATAAGTATATCCTTTCCTTATTATCTTGCTGCTGGCTCCGGCCTTGCTGGTTTTGGTATAAGATGTCTTTTAAGTACAAATGATGGAAGTAATTATTATGTGCTAAGTGGTCTAACGAATGGACCAGCTAATGCCTGGGGTGCAGGTGGTTACGGTGGAAATGAATCTGGTATATTAAGTGGTACTTGGAATACAAGAATGAATTCATCTCAGGCATCAACAATACTTGCAAAAACAGGATCTATTAGATTATATTTTGAGTGTCGAGTGTGGACCACCACTGAGACAGTATACATGATTGATTATCCTAGTTATAATAAAAAAGGTAGTGTTGTAATACAAGAAATAGCCGAATAAATAATTAAAAAGTATAAATCCATGGGATTGAGTTTAAGAGGTACCACTTCAGGCGCTATTGATATAAATCCACCAGCGGTAGCTGGTGATAATGCCATTACTCTTCCTGCTAGTAATGGTAGTGCTAATCAGTTCTTTAAAAATAGTGATACGGCTGGTACCATAACATATTCTTCAATGGTGGAGAAGTCAGATAAAATTGGTATTGGAACTGTTAATCCTGACACAATCCTTTCCATTAATGGATCTACTAGTACACAAAAACTAATAACTCTAAGCAGCGGTTCAGTAAAAAGAAATAATTATATTGGAGTTAATAATTCTGATAATTTAGAAATCGGTACTGATGAAGATAATGAGGGAAATAATTCTTCTATTAGGTTTAGAGTTGACGGTTCGGAAAAAGTTCGTATAACTTCTGATGGTAATGTTGGTATTGGAACTACAGCTCCCCAAAAATTATTTCATGCATATGGAACTGCCAGCGGTGTCGAAGCACTAGCGGCAATTGAAAGTTCTGCACAAAATGATGGAATATTACAAATATCTGGACCGGGCTTTTTCTCGGGAGCATCAGTTGACCATCTTGATCTAGGACAAACTACAAACGGTGCCACTGTAGTTGCAGATAGCACTGGATCTGGATCCAATAGTTTAATCTTTAAAACCACATTAGCTGGAATTACTGAGGAAAAACTTCGTATTGGAACTAATGGGCAAATAGGACTTGGAAACACTGCTTACTATGGAAGAGCAGGTAAGGTGTTAATGAGTCAAGGAGATACTAACCCAGCGGCATGGAAAAGCATCTATCCATTTGTATTTTATGGAGCTCAGGATACTCATCACGCCATAAATTCAGCTACATACACACGTATCAAAAATCTTGGGTCTAGACCAATTAACATATCACCTTCTGCTGTAGCTGAATGGAATGAAAGTGTTGGTACTCTTACTATTGGAGCAGATGGAGGAGGATATTGGTACCTTTCAATGGGTGCCGGTATCGATGATATTTCAAATGGTTATATGCAGGTTGTTATTGCTAAAAATGGTGGTACAACCAGTGTTGGAACCGTAATAAGTCAATATTCAAGAGATATTAACACTATTAGTAATTATATTGTTGATGCAAATGTAAGTACTATTGTATATCTAGAACCAGATGATGTTGTTGCTGGTTACATCTATTGGTCATCCGGCAGCGACGGGTCACCACAAAATACAGAACAAAATAGATGCTTTTTTATGGGTTATAAAATGAATGTTTAGTGTATATTAATAAATAACTAAAAAGTATTCTGATGTCAAGAATAAGAGCCGATCAGATATTAAATAGTGCTGGAACCGGTGCTCCTAATTTTTCACAAGGGCTTCAGGTAGGTGCAGCTACCACTATCCATACGACAGGTATTGACCTTGGAAGTGGTAATATTCAATCACATAATATTAATTCAGTTGGCATTATCACTGCTCAGGCAGGTATTCATGTCCTTGGTGCAGGTAGTTCAGTAAGTATTGGAACTGCTTCTCCTGAGGAATTATTACACATTAAACGAACTAATGCAACTCCAGCTATACAACTTGAATGTGTTTCTGGTGGAACAGATTATAAAGGTTTAATTAAATTAGCAGGAAACGATCTTGAAATAAGGGGTTCCAATGGTCAAATGGAATTCTACACAGGAGCAGTTGATGGTGACTCATCTACTGCAAGAATGTTTATACAATCTAATGGTCGTATTCATCTTGGTACAAGAGATGGTAATCAAAATAGCACTGTATTTGGAGTAGCAAAAGTAAATATTGTTGGTCCAGATCCTATTCAAACTGGTTTTGCTGCAACTGCTTGTTATTTGCAGATTGGTGGAACAGAATCCGAAGTAAATGGTCTGTATCCTATAGGATTTGGATTTAGAGGTAGTTCAGCCACACATGTTCCGGCTTATATTGCATACAAAACCACGAATTCGTCTTCTAATGAAAGAGGTGATTTGTTATTTGCGACTAGAAGCGTAGTTACGGATACTGAACCATCAGAAAGACTTCGTATAACTACTACTGGTCAAATTGAATATTCGGCTGCAGGTGGTGATAATCAATTTATTTCAAACAGAACTGATACAGCAGGTGAGGATGGAAATTATTTCCTCCATGTTAGAGCAAGAAATAGTACTCCTGTAGATGTAGGTTACTTAGGATTCCATAGAGATACTGCGCCTGATGATTCTAGATTTGTAGTAGGAACCAGAGCTACTGGTGATTCTGTAACAGAAAGACTTCGTATAGATGGTAATGGTAATGTTACTATCAACAACACCGGGGCAATCAGAGCACGACTTGATCTCAGACAAGCTATTGGTCACCCTCCATTTAATATCGGGTTCCCAGATGGTTCATTCTACAGAAATCTAGGAGTTGTAGGACCAGCCTCCAGTGATGGTAGCACGGGGCAGTATTTACATATTAGATTGAGAACAATATGGAATGATAGTTCTATGACGATGTTCCGACTTACAGGTTATTATTCATATAGTTCATATGCTGAATCATATGTTGGAATGTATAGATATAACAACAGTAATAATAGATATTCTCCTTACGGACCAGTAATTAGCGACCAGGGAAATAAAACTACCATTCATAGTATATACAATACAAATGCTGATCCTGGATATCTTGTAATTGTATGTAATTGGGACACTGGCTACGTGGGATTAATGGTTGAACATTACGGAGCTGGTTCAGATTATGCATCATATATGCAACATGATTTAGAAATTATAGATACTAAAAGGTCTTCAAGCACATCAGCACAATGGTAATAGGAGATAAAAAATGATTTCATCAGAAAGGTTAGAACAGATTATTGCGGAAGATATCGCAAGAATGAATGCCAATGCAGCAAAACCTGTAGAAGAATTAGGACCAGTTCCTACTGCAGAAGATGATATGATTTGGTTAAGAGGTGAAAGAGACCGTAGAATTGCTAAAACAGACTGGACACAACTTCCTGATGTTCCTGAGGCAACAAGAACTGCATGGCAAACATATCGTCAAGCATTAAGAGATGTTCCTGCAAACTATACAAATATGTTTGATGTGGTTTGGCCAACTGAACCATCCTAAACGGACACTTGACAAACTGACCATCATTCCCCCTGCAGGAGACTGTGGGGGTTTATAGTGTCTGGAGACACACACAGGAGATGACTGCCACTCACAAACTAATCTTTATCACCTCATTCATTCTTGTAATGCAATGGGGTGTTCGTGTCTCGGAGGCTGTAATCCATGCATTCTATTGAGGTTATCAGACAACCCCTAGACTACCCTGAAGAGGTGATAGAATGGTTTATGGGGGAATATCTCTCCAACCACTCAATCGACCTCACAGTGGTTTATATGGACCTATCTGACGAGGGTGTTGATGGTTGGTGCCTTAGGGAAAGTGACCATGAGTTTCTAATTCAAATAGATGAGAAACTTGAGGGTGCTGAACACACCAAAACGGTATTACATGAAATGTATCACATGTTTCAACATTTGAACAACATCCCCCGGTGTGAGATGTGTGCTCGTATGAGTGAGCAACAGAACCTTGACAGGTTCAAGAAAACCCTTTAGACTAGGCTTGTCCTGGAAGAAGGGTAACTTTTAAGTAATTATTAACCATGAAGACCAAGTTCGTATGTGTTCAGCCTAAAACTAACAAGGCTAAGAACCGTTTTTACAACCTGATGCATGAGCTTCATTCATGTAAGGTAGAACAAGAAACAGAGGAAAAAATGTTCCTCACATCCATTACAGATAAGTATAGTTTCTGGATGGACAAATCAAATGATGAAAACTGGTTGGTAATCAAATGAGTAATTATGAGACTACTTGGACAGCAATGAACGATTTGGAGGAAGCATTTAACCAAATCACGACAATCGAATTTCTCACTAATCAAATTCAACGTGCTGTTAATGATGGTGACATTAACTCTATCAATGACGCTGCACATGCATTAATTGCATTTGTTCCTACATTTCAGAAGAATTTTGATGAGAAGTTCGCCACTGCATGGAAGGAGGTAGTAACTCCGTTAAATCAAAATGTAAAAAAAGATGTAATTACTGGGTTGCAATATTCTGAAATTTGTAAATACTACAAAGATTATTAAGGTGCTTCTTTATGACGATGAAAAAGGGTCAAAATCTATCAAAACAAGAAATTGATTCAATCAATATTGCTGTAGAAGAAGCTAGTATCACTGCCATTCATCCTGATAGGATGGAGGCCTATGCAGATTATCTGGTAAGGAGACTAAATGAGCAAGAAGAGTCAAAATCTAGTTATCGCACTTCAGCAAGTAAAAAATCTTGAGAAACTGGTTGAGACTTTTGATTATCCTGTCTATATGTCAACTCGTCTCAATAGTATCAAGTATGAACTTGAGAGACAGTTAATTAACTGTGGAGTAATACTTGACAAATAGAGATAAATTACTTATACTATTACTGTAAATTCTAGGAGCAGATGAAGTACCTTTTTGTTGTAAATCACTACGTCCCTTTTCCACAATCAGAATATGGGGGATTATGGGTGGTAAGAGCTGAGGACAAAGAAGAATGTTTTGACCTCATTACAACACATAGTGATGACTACCCAGAATTTTACGGTAGACTACGTGAGAACATCGACAATGCACCTAAATATGCACTGAATGATGACAATCCTTCCGCAGTTTTGGAGAGTTTCCTAACATGACAAAGCAAAATGATCCCAACGATAAGTACAGGAAGTACGAAGTCGATTTCCATGCTAATGAACATCATGAAGAAGATGAGTGGGATGCACAACACGATGGTAAAATCTCAGATTGGCACGAACGTCACAAGGACAAACTCCTTGATGAATTTTGTGACACTCACCCTGGAGCTCCACAATGTAAGGTGTTTGATGAATGACTGATGCACAAAAGGCTGCTCTTGGTCTTATGATTGAGAGTGTAATGAAACCGGATCACCGTCTCCGTGGTTGTGCATACAATCAGGGTTGTTATGATGAATTGATGGAATGGAGAGAGCGTATGCTCGAACTGCTGTATAGTTATGAAACACATGGAACTTCCGTACCAAGCTCCAATCGGTTATGAGTATTGGACTGACGATTTCAACTCTAAATTTGTAAGGATTTGGATTAGAAATAAAAAATATTTCAATTATTGTGAAGGATATCCCAGTGCGGTATGGGGTTTTTGGAACAAGAAGACAAAGAAATATCACTCTCCAATCAATCATAAAAAAGTAGGGAAGGCTGTAAATATTACATTGACTTCCCCCTATTCTGCTATGGTAATACAGTTAAACCCACTAATGGCAGCATTCATATGAACTCACTCGATCCATCATCAATTACAATAGATACACCTTCTAAAGCTTTTGCTTATGAGGCTTTATCCCGTGAAATTGATGAATGTTCAGACATTGTAACTCTCAAAGAGGCATTGCGTTGTTATGTCAAGCTCTACTTCAAGCAACAAGAAACCATGTCCCTCATTGGTATCCCCTCCATTAGAGATGAAAACGTTTGAGCCTCAGGTCAATGATTATGTTATCTGGAAAGGTAAGAGCGAACTTGATAGGGGATGGGTCTATTTCAAATGTGATGATTATATTACCATTGAAGTAGGAACTAAACCAAAACCTTATTGTAGTGTGGTAAAAGATATTATACATTGTAAATATCATTGTCTTCTTTTGTGCTACCATTGGGATTGGGATCAATTGCAATACATTAAATCTAGAGAGACAAACAATGAAAATGCGAACACTTTTGTTAGGACTATCTCTGATGATCGTCCCTCCAGCAATGGCTGAACCTCAGGTAGAATATTTCTCCAATGATTCCATGGGGTGTATGATGCTTCAGGAATGCACCGATGATGTTAAAGAGGTGTTTTCCATGTTGGATATTTCCAAAGAATATGATAACTGGGAAGAATTTACTAATGTGACCACAGAGTTTCATAATATGTTAGTTCTTCTCAATCAAATGGGTGTGAAGGTATATCTGGCTGACCAAAAATATTTCCCTGTTGGTCATCGTGGTGTATATCATACAGTTAGTAATAATTTTTATCTAAACAAAGCATTCATGCATCGTCCATCCACATTGATGTCAGTGATGAGACATGAAGGATGGCATGCAGCACAAGATTGTATGGCTGGGACCATTGATAACAGCATGATTGCTATTATATTACCAGAAGAGAGTGTTCCTCCTGTGTGGAGAGATATGGTTGAAGCAACATATCCTCCCTCTGCAGTACCATGGGAAAGTGAAGCCAAGTGGGCTGGATTGACTGAAGGAATGACAATGAAAGCACTTAAAGCTTGTGCTTATGGTACAATGTGGGATCCTGATAATGGTGGTTATGAACCTACGCCAAAGACTAGAGAATGGTTAGAAGAAAAGGGATATATTAGATGATACTTGCAGATGCGCTGGTGTGGGTAAGTATTCCCTTTGTTTTAATTACTTTATATTTTGGAACCAGGGGAGGATATTATAATACTGACAAATATGATGGAGATGGTACTGCACATAAAGTATTGAAATAATATGTAACGAATTGGGGCCAGAAAGAAAACTGGCACCTAAATCTTGACAGGCTACACTAAATATACTATTATATGGTTGTCAATCAGGAGCAATCCACCATGTCTGCCACTTACCTTCCACAAAAGACGAAGTATAGGATTACCCTTGACCTTGAAGTCATGGAAGATTTTAACCCTCACAATCTAGATTTTGAGAAACTACTCGACATCCAGGGTAATGAACACGTAGATGCTTATGTTGAAGACTTGTCAGTTCCTGATTGTTTCTTCTCCTGATAATACTTGGGGATGATAAATAAAATATATTGTCATCCCCCATTTTATGGCATTCTACTGTACTAAAAAATCATTACTTGATAATTCAATCACTCTATATTATGCTGGTGGTAGTAGATGGTCTGATCAAGTATCAGAAAAGGTCACTTATGCTACTAGAGATGGTTTAGACCAGAAAATTGCAAACAATGATCATAAGTCTGGTGGATTTAAGAACGCAACAGTGGTAGAAGAATGAAAACACTAAGTCAATTCCTTTCTGAAGCACAATACGATCCTGAGATCCAAGGTAGATCTCAAATTAAACAGACTGGTGCTGATGGACGTAAAGAACCTAAGAGAAGCACAGAAGATAGAAGAAAACCAGGACAGAAACCACGCATGAAAGCAGTTGGTGGTGGCAAGATGGCTCCTGTTGGTGAATATAAAACTCGTAAAGACGTAGGCACAACTAAGGCACGTTCTGAAAGAGAACAACAACCTGAGAAAGAACGTGGTTCTGCAGAAGTCAAACAATCTTATGCGGATAAGGTAAAGGCAGAAAGAAAGGCAGCAGCAAGAGCACGTATTTCTGCAAGAAAGACTGGTGGTGATGTTAAAAAGACTAACACATCTTCTAAGGACGCTGAAAAGAAAGCAACACAGTTGTTGAAGACTAAGAAAGAAACTCCTAAAAGTGAAGGACCAAAGAAAGAGCGTAAAACATATCAACATGCTGATGGTGGTGGAATGACACGTAAAGAGCGTGACTCCACAAGAAACAAGAAGACCGGTGCAGATAGGAAGACTGCTAAACAACAAATGAGAGCAGAATTTGAAAAGAAACATGGTCGTAAGCCCAACAAGAAAGAAGCCATTCAGATGACAGCTAAGGCACATGCTGCAGCTAAGGCACTCAAATGACACAGAGAATGATGCGGTTGTTTGCTACAATCGATGAAGCTTATCAATATATTAAGTCTGATCAGGGTATTACCTTGAAAAAAGCTAAAGTGTATGTTGATAGAAGTATTACACAAAGAATTGATGAAAAGGTATGGGTAGTTCTACCATAACAGAATACCTCACCTTGAAAGGTCCCCTATAGTATAACGACCACACTTTTATTATGACGAGCACACATATTGAACATCCCGAGGACTGCGTACTAACTGGTAATCTGTCTGTTATTGATGCACTTTATGATAAAGGGTTCATCTCTATGAAGATGGACGGCATGTCGTTAGTATGGGGAACTAATCCTGCTAACGGTAAGTTTTTTGTGTGTACGAAAAGTGCATTCAATAAGAAGAAAATCCGTCTATGTTATACTACTGAAGACATCTTCCAGCATTTCGGTCATCAAATCGAAGTTGTAGATATTCTCTCTCATTGTCTGAAGTACCTGCCTCGTACTAATAACATCTATTGGGGTGATTGGCTTGGTTTCGGTCGCACTGATGTGCTTACTCAGAATACTTTGACCTATGCATTCCCTGAGGCTATTGATCAGAAACTGGTCATCGCGCCACATACTGTTGTCAACGTATATGCAGAGATGTATGATAGTGTATGTGAGCCATTGACTGATACTCTAGAAGATACTACTATGGTTAAATGGGTACAACCTAGTGTTGATCGTATCCCACCACAATATGATGCTCCAAAGATCAATACTCAGAACATTAAGTTTCTGACTGACAAAGAGGCAAATCAAGCCAAGATTAGTATTAATGCACTTATCAGGTCTGGTCAGTATATCGATGATGCCACATTGACTGATATTCTTGGTTGTCCTTTCCTTGCCAATCTGTATCAGTTGGTGATTGACATCAAGTATGATTTGATGGATAGTCTTATTGTCAACGATGCACCAACTGCATACCTTCCTAATGGAAAAGAGACTGACGGTGAAGGTTATGTCTTCCATTCTGAGACCTATGGTTCATTCAAGTTGGTAAATCGTACCGAGTTTGCCTACGCCAACTTCAACAATGGGTACGGTACATAATACCTCACCTCTAAACGTCCTTTATAGTATAACCACGCACTTATGTCATCCATGACTTCAATCATTGAACGCTATGAGACTGAAGTTGATAAACTTCCCCAGACTCATTTTGAGTTGGGTGGTGGTGCTGCTCGCTCTGAATCTGGTCTAGTTTATGAGAACTTGATCGAACGGACTTGCACTGCATTGGATCTTGATGCTCGCAAGAATGACTACAAAAAAACTGAAGAGGTTGATGGTACTTGTTTGAAGAATCTTCAGGTTGATAAGCACATCTATCGTAATGATTTGATGGTGAAAGCTGTTGAATCCAAAACATATTTGGATGCTTGTTATCTGAAACGTGCAGTGATGGACTTCATTGAACTG